GTAGTGCTGCTGCTGCTGCTGCTGCTGCATTGGGGGAGTCGGACTAGCGCCGGCTCCCCCTTTTCATTGGCGCGTAATCAGCAGCTGTCTCCGCTTGCAATCCGCACGCGCTACGTGTACGGTTCGCCGTGCCAGTCAAACTATCGGAGGTAAACAATGGCAATCGCAATCGAGCAGGATCAGGCAGTCGAGCAGGAGCAGGTTATCCGCGCGGATATCCGCAAGCTCGCGGCGGCGGCAACGCTTTGTCGCAAGGCCCGTCCCGGCAGGCACGGCGGAGTCGCAGCGTGGCACGAGAACGTGCTAGTGCATGGCGCGTACGTGTATGGCGGCGATCCGCATAAGACTACCGTTCAGGCTCCGCATGGTGGCGAGTACGCGCACCGCGCATTCGCAGTGCCGTACGATTCTATCGCGGCGGCCGCGAAGGGACGCAAGGGGGAAGCCGAGCTGCGCGCCACTAGTATCACGTTCAGTGATGGTGCGACGTTTACGTGGAATGTCAACGCGGATGATGCGGATAGCATGGATGCGCTGCGCATTGTAGGCGCTGACGAAACCGGGTTGACCGTCACGTATACCGGCGATACGTTCCGCGATGCCGTCGCAATGGTAACGCCCAGCGCGAGTAAGGATGATACTCGTCCGGTACTGACGGGAGTGTACGTTGATCCGGCGGCAGGCAAGTGGGCCGCAACGGATAGTTACCGGATGATGATTGCAAGCGTGGCGGGTACTGCGAATAATGCCGAGCAGCATGATGCGGGGGTAATCATTCCGGCTAGTGCGTTGCGCATCGCAGCCGCAGCTAAGGGTGCCGAATCCTTCCAGCTATCCGCGCCTGCGCATGATGCGAAGTACGCTGCGCAGTACGCGGAAGTAATGGCAACGGCAGGCGATAGGGTAGTCGCAGTGCTGCGCATCCGCGTAGTCGAGGGGCAGTACCCTAACTATTCGGCGCTAGTGCCGGAAGGCTTCGCGGTCAGCATGGATTGCGACGGGGATGCGCTGCGATCCGCGTTGCAGGCGGCGGCTAGTGTGGCGCGCGCGAATAATCCCGTCAGGCTGACGGCGGATAGCACGCGCAAGTACCTGACCGTGCGCGCTGGTAATAGTGGGCAGGGCGCGGCGGGGGAATGGTACGTGCCGTGCCAGTATCACGGCGATACGGATGGTGAGCTGACTATCGGCGCGAATGCCGCATTCGTGCATGATGGTGCGAAGTGCGTCGGCGGGAACGTCGTCACGCTGAGCGTGATTAGTCCGCTGCGGCCGATGCTGCTCACTAGCGCGGGGGATGGTGGCGCGAATCCGCATTACGTGGTGATGCCGATTCGCCTGTAGCTGCTGCTGCTGCTGAAAGACTAGGGCTAGCCGCGCCACTATGGGCGGCTAGCCCTTCGCATGCCCGGAACCGTTGGCCCTTGCATTCCGCCGCAGCTTCGCCCATACTGCGGGGGCTAGTCAAACTATCGGAGGTAGACAATGAACGGACGATGGCGACACGATGACGTTGCACTAATGGCGGGATGGCTTGGGGACGAACTGCGCCATGCGGGAATCCTGCCCGACGACGCCAGCGTGTATATCCGGACAGGCAGCCAAGCCAACGGGCAGGCGTGGAAGCTCGGCACCGGCCCTGACGGGCACGATCAGGTCCCGGGATTCCCCGAATACCTAGGATGGACAGGCGCGGAAGCGGAGGGCCGGTGCCGCGCGATCCTCGACACACTGCACGCCTGCAAGGCCGTGCGCATGGGCGATGATTGGCACGCGCGTAGGCGCGCTGACATTAGTGAAAGGGTGGCCGCCGCCGCTGCGCGTAAGGCCGAACGGATCGCGGACGCGCAGCAGGTGACGGCATGACCACGTTAGACATTGGCAACGCCTGTACCGAATGCGGTGCCGACACTAGCCCCGGCTCGGGACTATGGGTCAACCGGATACCGGCCGGCACCACGCGCAACGGCGCGCACGTTACCGGCTACCTATGCGCCGATTGCCAAGCTATGGAATGCGACAGGTGCGGCGAACTATCCGCCGACTATGGCGCAGCGCCTGACGGTTCGGGTTTTTGGTGCGACGATTGTCGCGAATCCGTGGAAGGAACCGGCGACGACGCGCCGAACACTGCGGCATGACTGACCTAATCGACACCCTGAAACTGACCGCGCTAATCGTAGGGCCTGCCGTTCCCCTGCTAGCCCTCCTGTACCTGCCCACGAAGCGATAGCGCCACCACGAGGCCCCGGCACGCTACTACAGGTGCCGGGGCCTTTTGCTGCGCTAATGCTGCGCTGCTGCTGAACCGCACTAGCCGCCCACGCCGCGAACCGCACGCCGAACCGACGCCGAATCAGCTCAGCAAAACCCCTTGACAGGATCCCCGCGCATAGGCAGACTCCCAGCGTGGTATCCGCCACGCTCAACTATCGGAGGTTCGCAATGAAGCTACAGTCCACCACCACCGCCGGCCAGCTAATCGAAGCGCGGCGCAACGTGCAGCACCTGACCGACACGCTTGCAGCGTGGGAAGCGCGCGCCGACGAATGGGATCCGGCACGAATCGAAGTCGTCCGCCAGGGACTAGCCGACGCCGTATCTACGCGCGACGCAATCGCGGAGAAGCTCACCACCAGCGGCTACAGCCTGACAAAGCTCCACGAACTGGAATCCCGCGCCGATAAACCTCGAGACATGGGGCCCGCCACGTATCACGCCGTCGAAACCATCCTCGACAACGTCGAGCGCCTAGCCCGCGTACTAGGCAAGCTCGACACGTCGCAGCTCGACGACGACACGGCGCACGCCGTCAGGCGCGCCGCCGCAATCATCCTCGACGCGGTGATGGTCGACGGCGTGGACGCGCTCGACGCGCTCGACGCGCTCGACCGCCACGCCGCCACCACCTAGCACCGCAGCTCACCCAGCCCCGTCGCGCTACGTCAGGCGGCGGGGCCTTTTCACGCCCGAACACTGACCATCCCCGAATCCCCTACAGCTGCGCGACGGTAGGAGGCTTCGCGCGACGGGGACGCCTCGACTACCCCGGCCCGTCCGCGGATCCCGCACCACGCCTAGCACCACCAGCCCACAGGGTCGCAACCAACCCCCCCGCGCGCGCGCAGCATGTTGTATACGGAGGTCTGGTTTTGTTGTGGGTATGTTTGCTTATGAGGCTTGTTGATGGTTGTTTTTTGATGATTCTTTCAGCAGGACTGTGGTGCGCGAGGCTTTGGGTTTTGCTCCCCCCCCTTTCCCCCCCCTCACTTGGGGGTAACCGTTTGGTTTGGGGTTGTGCAGCTTGTCTGTTCGCTGCTGGCAGCCTGGTCTTAGTGTGTGGGGAGAGTCATGGCTGCGCCGATGCCCCTCTGACGGGCGAGTCTCCGCTGTTGAGGCGGATCACTCTTAGTGTATCATGTTGGTGTTGGCGGGTTGGGGGTTGATTGTCTTGTTGAACGATACGCATTATTCGAGTTGGATTATTCGTTGGGGGGTGTCTCTTGTGGGGGACGCTTGTCTCCGAGTGGGGACGCTTATTGGTTTTGGTTGGTGCGGCGAGTGGTGTGTTTGGGGTGGGGGTTTTCGATGACTAAGCGTGTGGATTTGCATGAGCAGCGTGAGCAGGCGGTGGAGCGTTTTGGCTTGTCGTCGGATGCTTTTCTTGTGAAGCAGTATCGGCCTAGTGTGACGATGGCCGAGCTTAGTGATGAGCATATGAGTGAGGCTATTGAGATGGCGAGTCTTGGCGCGTTCGAGTCGGCTATTGCAAGGGTGCTTGGTGTGCCGGAGAATGTGTTTATGAGTGCGCTTCGTAAGGGTAAGGTTGGTGAGGAGAAGCGTTTTATCGAGTTTTCTAAGGCGTTTTATGAGGCGCGTAAGAAGCACTTGAAGCGGAATCTTCGTGTGATGAATGAGGCGGTGGAGGAGGGTGATTGGAAGCCGGCGGCGTGGCAGTTGGAGAGGTCGTTTGGTTTTGCAAAGCAGGAGGTGGTGGAGCATGATGTTGCGCCTGAGGCGTTCTCGTTGATGCAGCTTGCTCAGATTCCTGTGGCGGATGCTCGCGCGATTATCGAGGCCGAAGCTGTTGAAGTAGATGAGTAGTACCGAGGTTAGTGTTGATGCTGCTCGTATCCGAGCGAAGATGGCTGACCCGGTGTGGAAGGCTAAGAATCTTTTTGGCTTTGATCCGTGGAGTAAGCAGACGGAGATCCTACGCGCGCTTCGTAAGCACAAGCGCGTAGCTGTTCGTTCTTGTCATGGCGTTGGTAAGACTGCGGTTGCTGCTACTGCTGTCTTAGATTTTATGACGGAAGGGCCGTGTCGTGTCATTACGACTGCGCCTACGTGGAGTCAGGTTGAGCAACTGTTGTGGCGCGAGATCGCTGTTCGGCATTCTAAGATTCCTGGTGGTAAGGATGCGTTTGGCAAGATGTTCAAGTCGAGCCTTGAGGTTAGGTCGGATTGGTTCGCGATGGGCCTCTCGACGGATAAGCCGGAGCGTTTTCAGGGTCATCACGCGCCGCGTATGATGCTTGTCGTTGATGAGGCTAGTGGTATTGATGAGGCTATCTACGAAGCTTCAGAGGGTTTCCTCACTGCGGACGAGGCGCGTGTTCTCTTGATTGGGAACCCGACGCGCCCGACGGGAACTTTCTATAAAGCCTTCCAGAAGGACTCTGGTTGGTATCAGGTGCATATGAGTGCGTTTGATGCGCCAGCGTTCACGGGTGAGAAGGTGTCCGAAGCGGCACAGAAGGCTCTGATTACTCAAGAATGGGTGCAGGACGCGAAGCAACAGTGGGGTGAGGAGTCTGCTGCGTACAAGATTCGCGTCATGGGCGAGTTTTGTGAGACTACTGGTCGCCAATTCTTCCAATTTTTAGACAAATTAGAGCCGGTTGCGCCTAAGAAGCGTGGCTTTGTGCGGGGAATGCCTGTCCCTGGGGGGCGTATCGAGTTCTATGAGGACTCTAGAGGCGGAATGCGCTTATGGGAGACGCCCAAAACGGGCGAACGCTACATTATTTTTGCTGATGTTGCCGGATCAGTGAGTTTTGACGAGTATGAGCGTCGAGAATCCCGCATTGGCACTGGTGCCGGCTCGGATTACAGCGTCGCGCAAGTGTTGCGGCGCGATAATGGTCATCAGGTCGCTGAGATTCGTTATCGCGCTGATGTTGACGAGTTCGCAGACGACTTGGCGCGCCTTGGACGCTTGTATAACGATGCGATCATCGCTATCGAACGGAACGGGCCGGGAACGGCTGTCCTTACCCAGCTAAAGAACACGATGGGGTATCCGCATATCTGGCGACCACATAATCCGATTGGTGTGAAGGCGAAGTACGAGCAGACGCTTGGTTGGAACACGACGAGTGCGACTCGACCACTGATGCTTGCTGCTTTGCAAGCTGCGATTCGCGACGAGCCGGAGCGTTTGAAGAGTGATCTTCTTCGTGATGAGATTCGCACGTTTGTTTTTAGGGATCGGAATGGTAAGGAGCCGCGCCCCGAGGCGGACGAGGGTTGTCACGACGACTTGGTGATGGCTATGGGTGGTGCGCAAGCGGTGTGGCAGCAGGAGTGTACGACTCCTATTCGCCTTGCTGAGCGTAAGAAGCCTGAGCCGCAGCCAAATCTTCAGAAGCGTGCGCCACGATTTGTAGTTGGTCGCGGCTGATTACAAGTTGCGGCTTGTGTTTTTTGATCTGATTACAAGGTGCGATTTGTTGGATGCGGCTAGGAGAATCCGCGAGTGAGCGGGATGGGTTGGCATCTCCTAGCCGCTCGCGAACCGTAGCATGTATGATTCTCGTATGAGTGCAAAGTACGAGAAGCTTGTGAAGTCGTTGAGCGCGAAGGGCGCTGATGATCCTCGCGCGCTTGCGGCTAGCATTGGTCGTAAGAAGCTTGGTAAGGAAGAGTTCCAGCGTCGTGCTGCTGCTGGGAGAAAGAAGGC